TTTCTGAATGTACCCATTAAGGAGCGGCTCTACAGCTATAGTCCTTTCGGTCTTAGCTGTCTTGGGCACAAACGATATCTTATTATGGTCTATCATGGCCGCTTTCGCTGAGTACGCAGAAAATAATTCCTGCGGACATCGCGAGTAATACGGACTATTGGGTCGGGCCATAAGCCCTTCCCAAATCAAATTGTCCTGCATCACAGAAGCATAGCCGTAATAGAAGGCGCTAGGCGTTACGGACCAACGCTCTGCAAGAAGTTTCCGTGCAGAGTTTGTAACATTACCGTGAATGCCCACAGACGCACCCGGTCCAAAGTCGCAGTTAGACCAGATATCGGAGAGGTTTAATTCTCCTAAAACATATCTGATCCAAGTACGAGCTTGTGAAAGCTCATACTCGTGAGGACTCCGATTCGTCATGAATTGGAGAAATCTTTTATTAAGATGTGAACACTTATGCTCACTACTCATAAAAGTTTTTGTAGCCGCAGCCCTAGGGTCAAATTGAACTGACCCAACAGGCCAAGGATACTTCCGAATAACTGCAGACAACTGATTTAGCAGAAGATGTTCATCTGCCGTCTGATACTTCGTAGACGCTAGTAAATCAGCATGCAAAACAAGATCAGTGTATTTTTCATCCTTTAAAAGGGACTCGAGTACACGGGCCTCATGATGCATGGTGGAACCCAACAGGATTCTCAGAAACTCTTTATAATTTTCAAAAGAGTGCTTCCTGAGAGAGTTATTGCACCGACGAAGATGCTCCAACAGTGGGGATTTCATAACGATCTCCTCGATAGTTGAGGCCCATATTCACATAAGGGCCAATGACGATCCAAAGTACGAGAAATATAATCGTACTACACAAGACAAGCGGTGAAACTTTCATTTCATCGTTCCCAAAGGAATGATAAGAACCAAACGATCAATGGTAGCAGTCTTTCAACTGCATCTAACACTTCTTCAAGTGTTAACCAGAGATCACCTGATTCTTAATCATAGTCTTGTAGGCTGCGCTTGCAATAAACGCACCCAGATCGGCACAAATAGTATCAATGTCGGCGGTACTCGTTCCTACGGGGATACTGTGGTTAATCTCAGTAATACTATCAGCGGAGGTCGTAAGAGCTCCGGTGAGAGTATGGGTCCGTGAGAGCTTAAACGCCTGCCGAACTACACCCGAGAATGTGCTGGTGGGTTTCGCAAGAACACGACTAACGCGAAGATCATCTTTCACGGTAAACGTGTGTGCTGGCCCAACATAAGCCGCGGCGTTAGCTGCGGGGTACGCATCCAAGGTGTAGCTCTTGGCATTGACTGTCAACGACATGGGGAATATTCCCTATTGAATTACTTCGAAAGAAAGATTGGGACGAACTATTAGTGGTTTTGAAAACTAATAGAGCCAAGGACTTGCGAAAGCAAGGCCAAAGCATCAGTCGCTCTGGTAAAGTGATCAAAGCGAAAATCATGCTTGATAACTAAACCGGAATCGGCCACTCCGAACCCAACACGTTCTGTAACGGTATCTACCATCTGGTAGCTATCGCTACAGCTTCCGGTGAACACCCAACCGTCGCCACTATTTATATCAGTGATAGCTCCACAACTAACTAAAGTTGTTTTGATATCCTTGGTAGTGATAGCGCCGCCGCAAGGTGTAACACCGACCCTGGGAAGGTTTGCATACATCAAATCTCCGACGTTTGCGAACCAATCGACTACAAACGAATACTTGGTAAGTTCCCAAGGAACACCAATGAGGTTTTGGGACGTAAGACCCAAATCAACAAAGGGGTTCGGTATATATTTATCATAGAAGACAGCACGTTTTGAAATTTGCTGGCTTCTTGCTAAATTATACCCCATCGTAAAATACGTAGATCCACCCTCAGTACCAGCTGCCGAACTTGCGCTTACAATCGCACCAGAAGAACGGGCGCGAAAAAGCTTTGGTTTGACATCTTTGTATTGAGTGCGCCAGGTCTTTACAGCAATCTTGACGTCGTTCATGAGAGGAGTTATCCCATACCTGAAACGAAGCCATTCAGATGAGGCAAAAACAATAAGGTCGTTACTTTGAGCTTTCACCTTCTTAAAGGACTTAAGTCTGCGACCGTGGCTTCTAAAGCTACGGACAAACTTGGTCACATTTTGAAGAGGAGATCCCAACATGCTAAATGTTTTGTCTAGTTCAGCTAAAGATTCAACAAAATTAGCGGAGCCAGACTGACGTTCAGCAAGGGCCTTAGTGCATACCTCAGTGTGAAGCCCACTGCTTTCTCTCCAATCTACCAATGGCAACATAGCCAATGATGGACCGTAAGTATTAATGCGGTGGATGCCGTGAAAACCCGAATAGGTATAGATATCTTTTATATCTGGAC